CGCCTCTGCGATCTGCACAGGCTATGTCAGAAGCTCTCAGGGGCTTGGCAGGCTAGATTTTCATTGCGAGCGATAGTCCGATCACAATTGCTGAGAATCCGGCTGCAGGCTTGCCTGAAGCGATCTGAGAGGCATTCGAGAGATTGTCTCTCACGATCTGCGTGAGCTTCTCGATCACATGAGGCGGAGTTTGATTGCGCCCGCATGACCATGAGTTGACTGTTGGCACGCTGACAGAGAACAGACTAGCAGCCTCTCTGTGAGAAAGGCCGCTCGCTGCGAGTAGAGCTGATGTCGGGGTCATAGTGCTTGAATCCAGTCGAGAGCGTGTCTGACATCGTGAGCAGTCTGGTCTGCGTCATCAGGATTTTCTAAAACCCCGACACCGTAAACATTTTCAAACAGGCCTCGCAGTGTCGCTGCGCATCGACGAGCATTTTCTAGGTGCTCGCTGTAGCTCACATCGCCGCTGTGATAAGGACTATCAGCGCAGGTAAGGTGCAGGTGCATCACAGGCTCTCCAACCAAGAGACGACTTGTGCGACCTCTTTTGCTTCAGAGGTCGTGTATTCAGTCAGATCACCGAATGCTTGAGGGCATCCTGTGTCCCAGCCTGTCAGCAGGTGCTGCAGCAGGTCGATGCACTTGCGCGCGTTCTCCTGATGATCCTGCGCAGGAAAGCGTTTGCGAAACTCTGCGAGCATCTTGTCAGCTTCATAAGAGTAAAAAAGCACATCTTCGTCTGCATGTGCAGACATCATGCCTACACAAAAGCTCGCCCAAAAATCCTGATCTGTTTTCATTTTGCCTTCTCCTGATTGTGCAGCTTGTGCTGCTGTCGATCTTGATTGATCGCAAACCTGCCACACCCGAAACTGTGACAGGTCATGATCAATTAGGCCTGTCACGCTTGAAGAAAGCTGCTGCGCTGCGCTCAAACTCAGAACGCCCGCCTGCTTCGCACTCAAACTCAGTGTAGTAGCGGCCGTCATCGTGATCTGCACGCCAGTAGGCAGGAATGTGACGGCGGTGTGCATAGTGTGCTTCGACGAAATAGATTTGCATGTCAGTCTCTCCTAAAGGTTGGTTAGGGGCCGAAGCCCCGTTTTTTAGGCTGCGATGAGGCGACCTGCGTCGCTATAATTGCCGAGAATTTTGACTGTGTAGAGGTGATCATCGACCTGCACTGTGTCGCCGTCTTTGACGACTTCAGGCCCGTAGTAAATCCGATCGATATGATCGCGCTCCTCTTGCGTGTAGGTCGCCTGAATGCAGGCTGCGCGCTTCATGATGTAGATTTGACCATCTGATTCATCGAGAAACAGATAACCTTCTGCACGTTGAGGCTGCTTTTTGTAGTCAAGATAGATAAAGGCAAAGCCTGCTGCGCGATCAAAGTTATTGGCTGGGAAGGTCAAAGTGATCATCTGTCTGTCTCCTGCTCGACACTGCGTCGATAGACTGCTTATACAGCAGCCTTGTATAAGGTCAATACACAAAATGCACGAGGCTTGACGAATTGCAGTTAGTCATCCATGCACATGCAACCGCGGGGGCCTGAATGATCGAGCGATGTCTTGATGTCGTTTCATCTGTGCTTGATGTCACACCTAGTCAAATTACAGGTGCAGGCAGAGGCTCTGCGATAGTCACTCGCGCTCGCGCTGTTGCAGCCTATCTAGCCTCGACAGAGTGCGGCATGTCAGATCAGCAGATCGCAAACTACATGAAGCGTGATCGAGCCTCGATTTCCTACATGCTCAAGTTGATTGAATCGATCAGAGACGACGAGAAGATCGACGCATGGCTCGATCAGGTGACGACGCAGGCACTTAACCCGCCTCGACCTTGTGACGACACTCTGCAGGCTCTGCTTACGATCAAAGTCGATGATCTGCTCGCGCCTAAGCCTAGCAAGAAACGCCTGCCCGCTTTGCCTTATGGGGCTGAGAGCTTGCTTGCTGATCTAGCGCGACAGCATAACAAAACCGCGCAGCAGCTCGTGAGCGAGAAACAGCCGGCGCATTTACGTCACGAGGCTTGGCGCATCCTCTATCATCACAGATCGAAATCAGGCAAAAGAGTGTTCTCGATAAGGCGAATTGCTGCTCTGTCTGGCTATCATTTCACCACTGTTAGGGAATATGCACAGCGTCATGACTAAACCATTTCCCGACTATAAAGTTTTGCTCGTCTCTGATCTCGTGCCTTATGCCCGAAACAGCAGAACGCACAGCGCACAGCAAGTCGATAAGATCGCAGCAAGCATCAAAGAATTTGGATTTCTAAACCCCATCATCACAGACGGCGAGAATGGCATCGTTGCAGGTCACGGCCGCGTTCTTGCAGCTCAAAAGCTAGGTTTAGAGACTTTGCCTGTCATCGAGGCTGCTCACCTGACTGAAGCACAGCGCAGGGCTTATGTCATTGCAGACAATCGCCTCGCGCTAGATGCAGGCTGGGACAATGAAATGCTGAAGATCGAGCTGAAAGACCTCGACAGTGAAGGCTTCGACCTCACGCTGACAGGCTTCGAGCTTGGCGAAATGTCAGACATCTTCGCAGGTGTAGAGCCAGGGGCAGCGACAGGCGAAGCAGGCACGCCTGAAAACTATAGCCGCAAGATCGAAGCACCGATCTATGAAATCACAGGCGACAAGCCCTCACCTGCACAGCTCTATGATCGATCTAAGACTGAGAAGCTGCAGGCGCGCATAGAAGCAGCAGACCTGCCTTTCGATGTTAAAGCCTTCCTGCACATTGCAGCAGAGCGTCACACGGTTTTCAACTTTAATCAGATCGCAGAGTTTTACGCCCACAGCGAGGCTGATGTGCAAGACCTGTTTGAGCAAAGCGCCTTGGTTATTATCGATTTCAAGCGGGCTATCGAAGAAGGTTTTGTGCAGCTCTCTAAAGAGCTTTTAGAGCTATCAGGACTTGATGATGAATGATTTTGCCGCCTTAATCCTGACACATGGCAGGCCTGACAGCGTGGTGACCTATGACAAGCTGCGCCAGTGCGGCTACACAGGCCGCATCGTCATCGTGATTGATGATGAAGATAAGACTGCAGATCAGTATCGAGCACGCTACGGTGATGAGGTCGAAATGTTCTGCAAGCTCGACATTGCTAAGCGCATAGATGAGGCAGACAACTTCAAAGACAGGCGCGCAATCGTCTATGCTCGCAATGCAGCCTTTGACATCGCAGAGCGCATCGGTGTGCGCTATTTCATTCAGCTCGATGACGATTACACCCGCTTCTCATATCGCTTCGACAAAGATGCTCGCTATGAAGATAAGCAGACAAAACGCCTCGATGATGTCTTTGCAGCCTTCCTGAAATACTACAAGGCAACGCCGTTTGCCTCGATAGCAATGGCACAGGGCGGCGATCACCTAGGCGGCGGCGCTGGCACTTATGCAAAGCAAATCAGAACAAAACGAAAGGCGATGAATAGCTTTTTCTGCGACACGCACAGGCGCTTTCAATTCGACGGCCGCATTAACGAAGATGTAAACACCTACACTACAAAGCAGCGTGCAGGCCTGCCTTTCCTGACTGTGCTAGGCTTTTCGCTTGAGCAGAAGCAAACTCAAAGCAATGCAGGCGGAATGACTGATCTGTATCTAGACGGCGGCACGCACATTAAAACATTTTATAGCGTCATGATGGCTCCTAGCTGCGTGAAAGAGTATGCAATGGGCGCGGTACACAAGCGCATTCACCATCGCGTAAATTGGAAAGCAGCCGCTCCTGTGATAATTAGAGAGAAACACCGCAAGGCTAGACCTCTATGACGAAGAAGCAGACACCTCCTGATCGCACGCATATTCCGACGCCGGCCTCTCGATCACTTGTGCAGATTCACGCGACTGTAGGCACGCGACAAGAGCTGATCGCGGATCTTCTCGACATTGACCCAAAGACCTTACGCAAACACTACAGAACAGAGCTTGATCACTCGAAGGCGCGAGCAAACGCAGAAATTGGCGGCGCTTTGTTCAAGAAGGCACGAGCAGGTGATACAGCCTCGATGATCTTCTGGATGAAAACGCAGGCAGGCTGGAAAGAAACGACTGTCATCACCACGCCTGACGGTGGGCCCCTCAAGATTGAATATGTCATGCCGCCTGCTCATAAACATGCAGAAGGCTATGCAAGTGAGTGATGAAGTTTCAGCCGCTTCCTGCTTATGCGTTTCTCACCGACCCCGCTAAGCCTCTAGGCTCTCGGCGCTTTAGAGCAGCGTTCGGCGGGCGCGGTGCAGCAAAGTCATGGGAGTTTGTGAACGCAGCTCTGCTTCACGCCTCGACGCTTGAAGGCTTGCGTGTCGTCTTTGCTCGTGAGGTGCAGTCTAACCTTGAAGAATCGAGCTTCGAGCTAGTGCGATCTCGCCTCGATCACTACGGCTTGCTTCATGACTATTTCATCGAGAACAAAGGCACATTTGAGGGCAGGCATGGTCAAAAAATCATGTTCAAAGGCCTATGGAAGGGAAACAAGCCTGAGGGCGTGAAGTCGATGGAAGGCATTGACCTGACTATCCTTGAAGAAGCAACCGAAGTCAGACAGCGCAGCCTTGACGTGCTCGTGCCTACAATCATGCGGACACCTCGCTCTGAATTGTGGGCGCTATGGAATCCGACAGAGCCTGATGCACCGATTGACAAATTCTTTCGAGGTGCTGTGAAGCCTCCTAAAAGCGAAGTCTGGCGCACTTCATGGAGAGACAATCCTGCTTTTCCTTCGGCTCTCGCTGAGATCAAAGACCTCGACTATGCAAAAGGTCACGCTCGCGCAGAATGGATTTGGGGCGGCGAATATATGCCGTCTATCGAAGGCGCGATCTGGAATAGAGAGACGCTCGATCAGGCATGGCGACTAGGACAGCGAGCAGACCTCTCGCAGATGACTCGCGTGGTCGTTGGCGTTGACCCTTCAGGCGGTGGTGATGATGTTGGCATCGTGGTCGCAGGCCAACTAGGCGACAAGGCAATCGTGCTCGCTGACATGACCTGCAAGGCGACAAGCCCTCTCGCATGGGCAACGCAGGTCGGCAAAGCCTGTCAGATATTCAATGCAGATTGCGTCGTTGCAGAGTCGAATTACGGCGGGGATATGGTCAAGAGCACGCTTCGCACAGGCAATGTCACAGCTCGTGTGAAAATGGTCGTGGCGACTAAAGGCAAGCAGGTTCGTGCAGAGCCTATCGCTGCACTCTATGACGCAGATCGCGTGCTGCATCGAGAGCCTTTTGCGTTGATGGAAGCTGAAATGACTTTGACCACACCTGCAGGCTATCAAGGTTCGAAATCCCCAAACCGCATGGACGCTTTAGTATGGGCCATCACCGAGCTGATGCTGGGCAATGCAGCTCCTAATCCTTCAATTCGCAGGCTATAGGTCAACCTTACAATGGCAGATATGAAATGGCCTTGGTCTAAACCCGCTCCGCCTCAAACACGCGCAACTGATTCTCAGCGTGTGCTTGCTGTCACTGTCCAAGGTCAAACGATCTGGGCTTTGATTAATTACGAGGATTTTGTCACAAATGGTTATGGCAAAAATCCCATAGTTTATCGCTGTATTAGGCTTATATCTGAGATGGCCTCTGCAACCCCTTGGATGATTGACGGCAAAGACCTGTCAGACACGCCAACGCAGCTTGCACAGACGCTCTTGCAGCCTAGCGACAGCATGTCACAGCCTGATCTGATCGAAGCGATTGTGGGCTCACTTATGCTGGCAGGTGAAGCATTTGTAGAAGGCATGGAGCTGCGCGGCGAGCTGGTCGAAATGGCTTACATGCGCCCCGATTATGTCAAAGTGGTGCCTGCTACAGACGGCACTGTTCTGCGCTATGAGTTTGAAACAGGCGGCGGGCGCAAGCTCTACCCAGTGCCATTGCCGCGAGGCACAGGCGCAAGCGCATGGGGGCAGGTCTGTCACATCAAGACATGGCACCCAACTGATCAATGGCGCGGCCATTCTCCAATGTTAGCCGCGGCGTCTGCAATTATGGAGCATAACGGCGTCGGTGACTTTGCGCGTGCTCTCCTGAAGAACGCTGCAAGACCATCAGGTGCTCTAGTCTACGGGCCTAAAGACCCAACAGTGCCGTCAACGCTGTCGGATGAGCAATTCGAAAGACTCAAACGCGAGCTAAACGAAGATTACTCAGGCGTCGCAAATGCAGGTCGGCCTATGCTGCTTGAAGGCGGTTTAGCTTGGGTGCCTATGTCACTGACACCTATGGAGATGGGAACACAAGAAGCACGAGCAACAGCATCAAGAGAGATTGCTCTAGCCCTTGGTGTGCCGCCCCTCCTGCTCGGCCTTCCCGGTGACAATACCTACGCAAACTATGCAGAGGCAAACATCGCGCTGTGGCGACAAACTGTAAAGCCTATGCTTCGCCGCATCACAGGCAGATTGACGCGCTGGCTACAGCCTCTCTATCGCGGCGTTTTGATCGAGCCTGACTATGATGATGCACCTATTGCCGAAGCAGAGCGTGCTCTTGCCTTCGAGCGTGTGCAAACCTCTGACTTTCTCACAATTGACGAGAAGCGCATCGCTGTAGGCTATCCTGAATTAGAAGGCGGGCTAGGAAATCATGTGCTCGTCGGTGCAAGCCTGACAACGCTTAAAGACCTGATCGACACCGCAGGCATGGAGCCTGCAGCAGCAGGTGAGCAAGCCTATGGGCCAGAGGGCCAAGACGATGGCGAGGACTAGCCCAGCCCAGCGAGCAAAATGGAATCGACAACTGCGCCGTGTTGCTGCTCGATCTGAAAGCAAGGCACGAGCTGCGCTTGTGCGAGAGTTTGCACGATCAGCAGAGAAATGGGACGCAGGCAGGCACGAAAGCGCACTCGAAAGCATCATCACAGGCGCATATAACGAGACAGCCAATGCCAGCTATCCCACCGCGCAGGCGATGCTTAAAGGCAAGCAGGCTCGCAAGACTGTCGATGAAGCTCGCGTGTCATGGCTGATCGGCGTCAAAGGCTGGGTGCAACAGTTTGCAAAGTCACGTTCAAGACAGATCGCTCGTGAGTCTCAGCGCATCGTCACAAAGGCTGTAGCTGATGCGGCCGCAGCAGGCGAAGGCCAAGAAGGCGGGGCAAAGCGAATCCTAGCTAAGCTCTCAGGCTCGATAGGCAGATCGAGAGCACGCACAATCGCACGCACAGAGATAGGCGCAGCGCAAAACATGGCTGTCTCTCAGGCTGCACAAGCATCAGGCATTGAATACGAGCTGACATGGTGTGCCGCTGAAGATGAGCGCACTCGTGCAAGTCATTCTGCAGCAGATGGGCAAACAGTCAAAGAAGGCGAGAGCTTTAAGGTCGGCGATGCTTTCCTAGATCGCCCGGGCGATCCTAGCGGCCCCGGCGCAGAAGTGATCAACTGTCGCTGCACTGTGCTGATCGAGCCTGTTCTGCCTGAAGATGAGATTGAAGAAGAAGCACCGCTGCCTCCTGTTGCAGCTCCTGCCGCTGCACCTGTAGCCGCAAAAGTGCCTGTGTTTAGAAATCACATCGAAGCAAACAAATATGTCGAAGAAAGCGGCATTGCCGAAAAAAGTGTGTTTGCAAAATCAAACTCTGTCGAGGGAATTAGAGATGTCGTGCAGGCACTCAAAGACTTAGATGCTCGTTTCGATTGGCCGAAGTTGTCGGCTGTCGGCAACGGCAAAGAGGTCGCTCT